GAGCAAGACACAAAAGGGACAGACTTTGGATCATCTGTAGAAACTTGGGCGACCCCGACAACTATGGATTCCCTACCACCGAGAAGTGCAGAGGCGACCAAGAAGATGCAAGAGGGACACAGAAAAGGTCGCAAAAGACCAAGCAACTTGAGGGAGCAAGTCGATCCGAAGACAATGGAGATGTATCCGACCCCTACGACCAAGGGTTTTGGACACGCCTCGGAGGGACAGACAATGATCTTTCGAAAGAAAGTGGAGA